AAGTTTTATGACTGTAAATGCTATTGGTGCGGACGTTGCGGCTACGATATTATTAGACAAATAGGAGTTTAAATGGCAACTTCTGGGACTACAACTTTTGAATCAAGTTTTTATATTGATGATATAATTACTGAAGCCTACGAACGTGTAGGTCGATTTGATTATTCTGGTAATGATATAAAAACAGCTAGACGTTCTTTGAACATAATGTTTCAAGAATGGGCAAATAGAGGTTTGCATTATTGGGAAGTAAAAAATAATTCTATTACATTAGTAAATGGTCAAACAGAATATACAATGTTTAGATCTACTGCTGATGGCACTTCAGATCCAACTTCAGTATATGGTGTCGATGATGTTTTAGAAGCTGTTTATAGAAATTCTTCTGGTGTTGATTTTCCATTAACTAAAATAAATAGATCCGCATATCAAGGTCTATCTAATAAAACACAAACCGGTGTACCTACACAATATTTTGTACAACGATTTATAGATAAAATTACAATCAATTTATATTTAACTCCTGGTGCAACAGAAGCAGGTAATTTTTTAAATTACTATTATGTAAGTAGAATACAAGATGCCGGAAGCTATACGAATGAGGCAGATGTACCTTATCGATTTGTACCGTGTATGGTATCTGGACTTGCATATTATTTATCACAAAAATTTAATCCACAATTGGTTCAACAAATGAAATTACTCTATGAAGATGAACTCAAAAGAGCGCTTGAAGAAGATGGTTCAGCTTCAAGTTCATTTATAACCCCTAAAACGTATTATCCAAATGTCTAATTTATCGAAAGGAAAATATGCACAATTTATATCCGATAGATCAGGTCAAGCTTTTCCTTATTCTGAAATGGTTATTGAATGGAATGGTTCCAGAGTCCATATTTCTGAGTTTGAAGCAAAACACCCACAGTTAGAACCAAAACCAACTACAGCAGATGGACAAGGATTAAGAAACGCTAGACCACAAATCTTTACTCAGGCATCAGGGGATGGTGGTTTTATGAATGTAGATTTATCTTTACCGGGAGACTTTGCTTTTAATTCAAACAATGGTATGGTACCGGATAATGGTTCTTCTATTAATAATAAAAGACAAGCTAATGTAACTTTAGGAAGTGTAACAGTAACGATAACATGACATACGCAGAATTAGTACAACAAATTAGAGATTACACTGAAGTAGATAGTAATGTTTTAACATCTACGATTGTAGATGGATTTATTGAAAATGCTGAATGGAGAATATTCAGAGATGTCGATTCAGATAACAATAAAAGATATGCAACAGCTAATTTAATTGCTTCACAAAGATTTATTGATGTACCTGCTGATTTATTGATTGTTCGATCGGCTCAAATTGTAGACGGTGGATCAGGGGGAACTAGAAATTTTTTAGAATATAGAGATACGAGTTTTATGTCAGAATACAATTCAACAGGGGTGACTGGAGAGCCAAAATACTACGGTATGTGGGATAAAGATACTATTGTTTTAGCCCCAACGCCAAGTTCAACATATGAAATTCAATTAAATTATATCTTGAAAGATCCTGGTTTATCTAGTAGTAATACAACAACATACTTAAGTAAGTATTTTCCCAACGGACTTTTGTATGCATGTTTAGTAGAAGCGTATAGCTTCTTAAAAGGACCTAACGACTTAATGCAATTATATGAAGGTAAATATAAACAAGCAGTTGAAGGTTTCTCAGTAGAACAAATGGGAAGAAGAAGACGAGATGAATACCAATCAGGTGTTCCTCGAGTCGGAGGAAAATAAGGAGATAAACTATGGCTATAACACAAGCAATTGCAAATGCTTTTAAAAAACAATTGTTAGAAGGTGATCATAATTTTTCATCAGGTGGTGATAAATTTAAACTGGCTCTTTATAACTCTTCAGCTACTCTTAATTCTGCAACAACTTCATACACAACTACACAAGAAGTAGGTGCTTCTGGTTCTTACTCTGCAGGTGGAGGAGATCTAACAGGTCAAAATACTTCAGTTGCATCAGGTGTTGCGATTGTTGATTTTGCAGATTTATCTTTTACAGGTGCAACAATTACTGCAAGAGGGGCTTTAATCTATAACACATCTTCTGCAGTTACTAATGCAGCTGTTGCGGCTTTAGATTTTGGAGGAGATAAAACTAGTACAGCAGGAACTTTCACAATCGTTTTTCCAGCATTCACTACATCAGCAGCTATATTAAGAATCTCCGGCTAACAAGGAGGTCTTAAGTGGCAACATTTTCTGGTTGGGGTACTAATGAATGGGGCATTGGTCTATGGGGCCAGGGCCGTGTTTCCGAAACCGTTAATCTTACAGGAATTGGTTTAACCGTTAATGATGGTACTGCAGGAGTTACTGCAGATGCTAATGTTAACCTTACTGGAATTGGTTTAACAACCAACGAAGGAAATGTTAATATTGAAATTACAACCGATGCGTTTCCAACAGGTCAATTATTATCTGCAAATTTAAATAGTGTTACAGCAATCGCTGATGTTGATGTTGATGTAACCGGTCAACTGTTATCTGCTAATTTAGATAGTGTCACGGTCACAGCTAATGCTGATGTCAATGTAACCGGTGAACTCTTATCTGCTAATTTAGATGATGTTACAATTACAGCTAATGCTGATGTCAATGTAACTGGTCAATTGCTATCCATGCAAGAAGGTGATGAAACGGTCACCGCAGATGCAAATGTTAATATAACTGGAGAACTGTTATCTGCTAATTTAAATAGTGTAACAGTAACCGCAAACGCTGATGTTAATATCAACGGTCAAGATTTAACAATTCAAGAAAACACTCCTTCAATTATTGGAGATGCAAATGTAAATATAACGGGTCAAGCATTAACTGTTGCAGAAGGAAGTGTTGTTGTTACTGCAAATGCCGATGTCAATGTAACCGGTCAAGAGCTAACAGTTCAAGAAAATGATGTAGATACTAAAGGAACTGCAACCGTAAATTTAACAGGAATAGGCTTGACAATAGATGAAGGTATACTTAGAACAGTTACTTGGAATGAAGTAGATACCGGATCAGGAACGACTTATACTGATGTCAATACAGGCACAATTAGTGGCTGGGTAGAAGTGGATACAGGTNCAAATTCACCGTGGAAAGAGGTCGCTTGACAGTAATGTCTAAATTTAATAATATCAAATAATTTAAGGAATCTAAAATATGGCAAATACTACATCAGCTAATTTAAAATTAACGGTTCAGGCTACTGGAGAAAACTCAGGAACCTGGGGCCAGATTACGAATACCAATTTACTTATTCTAGAACAAGCAATCGGCGGTTATGATGCCGTTGCTTTAAATGCAACAACCGGTGCTACATTAACTTTTTCAAACGGTGCTTTATCCAATGGTAAAAATCAAGTTTTAAAATTAACAGGAACGATTACTGCAAATGTCAATGTCATTGTTCCTGACTCTATTGAAAAAACTTATGTTGTTGAAAACGCAACTAGTGGTGCCTTTACAGTAACGGTTAAAACAACTTCTGGAACAGGAGTGACTTGGGCTGCAACGGATAAGGGTAAAAAGATGGTTTACTCTGATGGAACAAATGTAGTGGATACAGCATTTACAGAAGTCGTTTCGGACGTTTCTCCATCCTTAGGCGGAGACCTAGACCTAAACTCAAACGATATTACAGGCACAGGAAATATTAATATTACAGGAAACCTAACAGCAAGTGGTAATCTTACTTCTTTAGGTATCGATGACAATGCTACAAGCACAGCTATTACTATTGATAGTAGTCAGAATGTAAATGTTGCAGGAAATATTAATTTTGGAGATAATGATAGAGCAAGATTTGGTGCAGGAAGTGACCTACAGATTTGGCATACAGGTAGTCATTCTTATATAATGGATTCTGGAACAGGAAATTTATATCTTCAAGGTTCAAGTAATATAAGATTTCAAAATCCAAACAATATAACGTTGATGAATATTTCTGATAATGGCGACATATCTTTCTACGAAGACACAGGAACAACAGCTAAATTATTTTGGGATGCTAGT